CTTCACGAAAATTAAACTTTTCCTTTTTCATCTGTCAATGATTAAAATTAGTAACTAAAAAACATATATAGAAGCCGCCTCTACAGATTGCGGCCAACACTTGCTATACGCTCGCGCACCTCATTGATACGTTCACGCTTCTTGCTCTCGTCTATCTGCTTGGGCTTCGGCTGCTGCTCAAACTTGATGCCTGCCGCTTCCACCTCACGTTTGCTTACGTCTGTCTGCTCGTAGGCTGGGTCGGTGGTAATGGTAAAGTCGTAAACGTTGTCAATACGCTTCACGTGGCGCAAAAGAATATCCTCGCCATCGTCGCCTTTCTCGTCCAGACGCTCGTAGCTCACGGCGTTCTCGCTGTCGCTCTCATCGGTGGAATAGATGAATGAACACCCGGCAATATCACCACGGCTTACCAGTTCCAAAGCCTTGTCGCCGTCAACCGTGTGCGGCATTTCTGCCCAGAACTTCACGCCCACCTTGTCAACCTCGTAGCTTAAAGTGCCATTACCCTTGTTGCTTCGTGCCAAAACCAACTGGCGGTCGTGGAACATCGTGAGTTTGATGTCCTGCTTATCCAGCATCTCGCGTGTCACACACCCAGGTTCCAGTACCTCGTAATAGTTGCTCCACCAATCACATAAAAGGCGGCTACGTACACCGAACTTCAGTGCATAGCCCTCAATCGTGCGGCTTTCCGCTCCGTCGGTAGCCTCACGAATGCGAAGCCCCGACACAATAGCTATTGTTCTTTTCTTTTTCATTCTCCGTTGTTTTTATCGTTGTTGTCATTTCCCTTTGCAGCTGTGCCCGATAGCTTTTCACTGCCCAGCGGTGCAAGATTGGTAGAAAGATAAACCGTATCGCCTCCGTCGATGGTAGGTTGGTTTTCCATCCTGCGCCAATCGTTCACGGTGTAAATGCCGCTCTCAATCGTCTTTTTCTGATAATCGGCGAGTGACTGCAAATCCATTGAGTAAATACCCCGGCGGTCAAACAGAAAACGGCGTTTGCAGCACAAAGACCGCGGTATCAGCTTTCGGGTCAGTTCGCATTCTATACGCTTCAATATCGGGTTAAGCGTGTTGGAAAGAAAAGCCACGTTTGCCATTTCGGCACTTTTGTAGTTGCTGCTCGTATCATCAAACACGAAAGACGGGTGAACGCCAAAGAAACGGCATATCTCGCGCACCGTAAACTTTCGGCTCTCCAGAAACTGCATATCAGTAGAAGAAAGCGAAATTTGCTTAAAGTCCACCTGCCCCGGCAAACTAACTATACGCTCGCCCCGGCTGAAACGGCTATCCACGCTTTCGGCTGTCTTCTCCAGTTCCTTGTCCTGGTACTCGCCAAATCCCGTAGTAGTCTTGTCATTGCTGATAATGCCGCGAACACTGCCGCCATTGGTAAACCGGTTCTCCGTCTCCGCATCTCCTGCCGTGGCAATATCCATCGTTCGCCTTGCGTGGGTCAGCACGCTTTCGCCCCTGCGCCCGTCTGAGGAATGCAAGTAAAGGTGTATGATGTCCTTTTCCTCGAATGTGCCGAACACTCCATTATAGGCATCAGCTATGTAGTAACGGCTGTTCAGTGGGTCGTGGGTCACGGTATGAGGTCGGCAAAGCACTAAGTCGGTCAACTCTCCCAGTACATAGCGTGGGTAGATGTAGGCATTTCCCTCAATGAGCATCAGGCGCACCGCCATCGTCCAGAAGTCAAACGCCGACATTTCGGGTTGAGGCTGCACGGTCAGAAGATAATGCAGATCACTTGCCGTGTCTTCCTGATAGCGTCCATCCCTGCACCGCATGTACTGCAAACGTAGGCTCGCCACGCTCTCGCTTAGAAGCGTCACGCACCGATATACCGCTGCAACCGTCATGGCGTCACCGCCCCAGGCTGAAAACACCGCCACGCCGCCACCAGTCCTTACGGTGGTGGGGCGCGCGGTGCCGGTTGTGCCAGCACCTGTTGCCTCACGGCTGAAAAATCGTTTTATACTGTTCCAAAATGTTGCCATCCGTCGTTTCATACTAAACCGCCAAAGCTACGGCAATTTGAATGCTGTCAACTATCTTACTGTTTTCGCTCCGGCGGTGTTCTGTCCTTTAATTATGAGTAAAAAATCCGAGGCTCCCACGCCAAACGGCTAATGGGCCGCTACAAAAATACAATCGTATTTTGCAAAATCCAAATGCCGTTTGGCGCATCGTGGCACACGTTGGCGCAACGTGGTAAAATTATTAGTTTTTTAAGAAAATAGTTTTTGGCTGTTAGGCTAAAAGGCACAAAAAAGCCGCATCGGGCGTTAACCCGACACGGCTAAAGATAACGCCCTAACGGCGTTTATATAAAGTGAACTTGAAAACGTTGCGTGTGAAATTCAATATTAAGCAAACTGCACTGTGCTTAGATCCTTGCCAAAAGCGTGGATAGAGTCCATAATCTTCTTTACGGTCTTTGGCGACGGATTGCGACGCCCTGTAACGTAGTGGCTAAGCTGCTGTGGGTTTACACCCGTCAGACGTGACAAACCCGCCAAAGAAAGCACCTTTGAGTAATAGGCAAGAAATGACGCCATATCATAGCAATAGCACATTTCTACTTCTGTGAACTCCTTGCCCTCTTTTTCGTAGTAGCGTTTCATATCCGCATAACCATCCTCAAAGCATTTCTTAGCCTCTTCCACGGTCTTGCCCGTGCCTGTTATCAGATAGCTTAAATCGTCCGCATCGCTGTAAATGCTATACGTTCCGTCGCTTGCTCTTTCGATAACTGCCTTAACCTGTCTCATTGTTGTATCTCCTTAATGTTCTGTTTATAAATCTGTTTTGTAAAAGACGGGGGCTTAAATAAGCCCTGCCGCCTTTTTAATTGCTCTGAGCGTACCCGTTGCGACTTCCTCGCCACCGTGGTTGCTCATCTTAAACTCCTTGCCAGTCTTCGGACTGTACCAGATTGGGTGTCCTGCCATTTGCTTATTTGTGTCGTAACACCCGATTTTTCTTAGTTTTCTTTCAAGTTCATTGTACTTCATTGCTTAATTAAATTTCACGATGCAAAGATAATGATATTTATTTGAATATCAAAATAAATAGAGTGAAATGTTATTGATATTAATATCATTTAACGAAATAAGCCGCTACACCATTACGATGCAGCGGCTATGTATGTGAGTTTTGGTAATGTCGGGATCGTGCCCCTATGGCTTGTTGGTCACCGTCTTTATAACGGCATCCTCGGTGAGCCATTCAAGCGGATACATGGCATCAAGCAAACCGTGTATTCTCAACTCGTAGTCGGGTGGCAGTTCCTCCAGCAACCATTTTACGTAGTCGCGTGTCTGCCTGATCGCATCACGGAACGTGTCGGCATTATATACCGGCATTCCGTCACGGTCTGTTATCACCAGACTTGTAACTTTCTTAGGCTTCTTATATCTCATATCTGTGTCCTCCTTTCTGCAAAGTGGCGTTTTCGATATCCACGAAGTTGCAGCCGTTCATAAGAAACTCAAGTGTGCCCTGCACGCATCTCAGTTTTAATCCGTTGATGCTTTCCTCTGGGTCTATCTTCTCCAATAGGGTATCTATGTAGTCGTAGACCTCTTCAATGTCGGTTGCCAATGCACTTGCAACATACTCGTTGCTGTCAAGTATAACTGTACTCTTCTGTTCTTCTGTATAACGTTTCATATCTTATTCTCCTTTATTCATTAAGTTCATTAAATTGTCTGTGTCCATTCCCATCATCACGCCCACGGCCTTTACAAAACGCTGCATAAGGTCGGTTGGGGTCTGTGGCATCGTTGCCGCCGTCGGCTTGCCCTGCTGAGGCTTTGCCGTCTCGGTCGGTGTCGGTGGGGTGGTAGGGGCTTTTGGCTTGGTCTGCTGTGGTGCTTGGGTTGTCGCTACAGGTTTGCCGTGGTTCTGTGGTCCCTGTGCTCTGCGAAAAGCCTTGCGGACCTCACTCTGCATGTCCTTGTCTATGGTCGTACAATGCTTGCACATCACTTTGAAAGCCTCTGCCGTAATGTAGTACACTACACCCGTCGGGCTTTCGTAGCCCTTGCCAAAGCCTCGGTTTACCGTTCTACCGCATCTGAAAATGACACTACCAGGGCGCACGAAATATTTTTTCATACGCTGGATACTCTCACAAACGTAGCGGTGTTCACGCCCTTGCAGCTTGGCGAGGGTGAGCGACGAAACCACACGTCTGCCGTTGTAGTCCTCAATGATGATGCCGTCCTCTGCTGTGGTGGTCTGCTGCTCGGTTGTCTGTGGCTCTGCCTGGCACTTTCTGCTCTTGGCTGGCGGCATAGCTGCCACGCGTGCATCTATCGCCGCCTCCTCTCGTTCCTCGCGCTCCAGAAGTTTCTCGTACTCCTCGGCTTCCTTTCTGTCGTGCTCCTCAATGGCTTTCGCCATCTGCTCGGCTCTTATCTTAGCCTCCATTTCGTTGAACGCCTTGATGTAAGCCTCTTTCCACTTAGCCGCCGTCTTTCCGGTAAAACCCATAACAAGAAACATGAAGCCATCACGGGTAATGTAATACATTGGCAACTGCTTTTTGATGTTGCCATTTTGGTAGTCGATTTTAGAGGCGTTAAAATTGACGGCTCTAAATTCTTCGCTGCAATCCAATGACTTAATTGCTTTCATTACGTTGTAGTGCTCCTTTCCGAAAACCTCCGCTACTCTCATAGATGTAGTAACGGCGTGCTCGTTTTCTACTGCTACCAAACTTAACTCTTTTTCGGTGGGTGCAACCTGCACCACTTCCGCTACCTGCTCTACAGGATTTTGATCTGATACGTTACTTGACATCGCATTTGTATTTTAGCAAAAACAAAAAGGCCGTGCTACGTATTGCTAAGGCTTCAAATGCGAACACCTCCGGGGCATTTCTGCTACCCGACACGGCACGGCTATCTCTTTATATAGAAATATCCTATTAATTTTATTATGGTATGGATACAAAAATAGCCGCTACGTTACGGTGAACGGCGGCAACATCTGTACCGCATTTGAATTTTAAGCACTGCAAAGATACATAAAAAAGTTTAAAGCACCAAAGATTTTCGGTAAAAAGTTACTTACTTATACCAAATTTTTGTATTTTTGCATTCAAATTACAAATTTTAAGTATAATAAGCATGAAACAATTACTTATAGCACTTGCCTTTCTTGCCCTCGGAATGTCGGCAAAGGCCCAGGTTGAAAACTTAGACGAAGTGGAATTGTTGGGCACATGGGAATACGTTAGCAGCGATGGAATATTTACTGGACGTTTGCCTATCTACAACAATAGCTACCGCAAACCTGTAGGTTTTACTTTCAACGACAACCAGGCATCCGTAATAAAGTGGGAATACGCTGGCGACAGCTACGATTATCAGCAGTATGGCGGTTATTGGGTTAGCCATACTTCCGAAAGATACATATTGCACATACTTTCCAATCAGTCGTATGATTCTGGCGAGACAAGACAAGGCGACGTTACTACCATAAATTTTGTTGTTTCCAAATTTGCTAATGGCGAAATGATACTGCAAACTCTAAGCGGTAACGGCACATTGTACCTAAAGAAGCAATCCACTTCGTCCGTTTCCTCTGTCAAGGCTGACGCAAAGGCAAGCGGCAAAGCCTACACGCTTGACGGCAAGAACGCCACCGACACGACAAAGGGCATCATCATTCAGAACGGCAAAAAGAAGATACGCAAATAAACAAACCCCGATAAGTGATTGAACCTATCGGGGTTTGTTTTGTTATATGGTCTGATTTGCAGTAAAAGCCTTTTTTCCAACAATACGATAAGGTTCTGTAAGTAAAGTCTTATCGAAGAAACATATTTGTATCTTGTCTGGCTTGCACAAAACCACCTTAGCGTCGGGAAACCTGACGGGCGTTTTTTCAAAGGTATTGGGGTGCGGCCAAACCCTAATCGCCTTATAGTTGAAATCCTCTTTTTCCTTTTTCATATATGCGAGTACAACAGGAAACTTTACTGTCTTAAGATTTCGCTGTTCCTTTATAAGCTTCGCGCATTCTATGAACTCGTCAAACTGCCGTATATCACCCACCAAATCATAAAGCAAAGGTGAATTTTGGTCGTAGGTCGTTTTACAAATGATATACCCTTTACTGCTGTAAACAGTATCGCCCCACCATCTGGCATCCGCTATTCTCGTATCCCAGAAATAATAACCCTCACCCAGCCACGGTTCTTTTGTTCCGCTTTTCAAAATGCCGTTGGCATACCGCTCTGAACAGAAATACGGGCCGTGGTCTTCCACCTCCTCATCGTTCTGCCGGTCTTCGAGTGTCTGGTATATATCCGTGATCTTCATGTTCTCCGAACTATTCAATAACGGTTGTCTGTTCTTTCAGCTCCTCAGTAATCCCCATGAGGTTGATTGTAGGCAATACTACAGGCTGCACGTTAGCCTGCAAGGTTATTGTACTTACAAAAGCCCTGATGTATGGAAATACGATGGCAAGGCTGTTAGGGTAGAAGTATTCGGGAATGTCGGCGATAGTAATACCACCGCCAAACGAAAACGAAGCCACACACGAAACCTTTACTACCTCCGTGTTAGTCTCTGTGCATCCTACCATAACGTCAAAGTCCAATTCATAGCGTGCCTCCTTTGCGTGAAACACTCCCTTAGGACTGAAAGATATATTCAACTCGGCATTGTCTGGTATGTTAAAGTCCAAAGATGCCTTAGTGAAACGATAATCATCTAATTTAAAAGCTGCTTTTTCCATGATTGCCTTATGCTGCTAAACAATACTTTGCGTCTGCTGCAATGCCATTTTCCCCTGCGCTGACTGATACGTCATATCTGTGTGTCTCCTCTTTCTCCTTGGAGTTGGAATACGACACGGCTGTACCGAAATTCTCCCTAACGAATTCGGCGTACTCAATGACATCGGGGCCAATCTCATTGAGATATTCTATTTCTCTCCAATCCTTTTCGATTACATCCTTTGGGGTGTTCTCGAAGTAATCTTTGAGGCTTTCAAAAAGATTTCCCATAATTCTTTGTATTTAATGTTTTGTACTTTTGGACTGCAAAATTAATATTTTTAATTCAAACGGCAATATTTTTTGCCCGTTAGTTACTTACTTATACGAATATTTAACACTAATCGTCCTAAAAAACTCATTCTAAGCGCATTTTGCGGCAAAAACACTTAAACTGATTGTAAACGGGTTTACGACTGTTACACTATTGTTTCACACCGCAAACGCCAAATTATCGGTACGGTAAACGACGATTTCCATACGGCAAACCGCCGATAACCGTACCGATAATCTCACGGCTCGCCCAGGGCATCCACTATCAGGCGCACTTGTGCCGGTGTAAAACTGCGGCTGCGCTCTGTGTAACCAATGGCGGCAAGCTGCTCCATAAGCCCAGGGTATAGGTGCATCCATCGGCGGAATTTCTTCCACGCCGATTCGGGCATGATGCAATTACAGTACTTTGCCGCAAGTTCCATGCGGCCGTACTCCCTTATCTTGAAATTATCTTTGTTCTGTTCCATGGGTGCAAAAGTAAGGAAAACAAACGTGAAAATACAATTAATCGCCGCCTACAACAGACGGTAACAGGACACAACGGCACGCATCCGGATTCTTGCAAAAAATGGCTGCTATCTTTGTGGCGGCAATAGTGCCAAACAACCTTTTAAACGCAAAAGTATGATACGTTACAAGAAGTACAAAAGCAATCAGACGGGCGTAACCAAAAACAAGTGGTACGGCCGTGCCGTTACCGAACTTATGGAGTTTGAGGAATTCGTAAAGCACATGGCAAACCATCACTGCGTGTTCGGTGAGTCCACAATCCGCGGCGTGCTGATCGAGATGCAGATTTGTATGCGTGAGCTGCTGTTGGAAGGCAAGGCGGTACGCCTCGACGACCTCGGCATCTTCCGCATTGGCCTGGAAACCTCCGCGGCTACCACCGCCAAGGAATTTACCGCCGACAACATCAAGGCTGTGCGCCTTAACCTCTATCTCGGCAAACGTTTCCGTGCCGCTGACCTCTACAAAGATGCCAAGTTCCGTGAGGCTGGCAAGTATGATGGTGGCGGCGACGATGGCGGCGAGACTGCCGACACCCACGATGAGGGCGGCAATACCAGTGGTGGCAATACCAGTGGCGACAACACCAGTGGCGGCAATATGTCGGATGGCAGCGGCTCCACCGATGATTCAGACGATGTGGTAAACTTGGTACTGTAGTCGTGTAATGGCTTCCGTAATTAGTGGCGAAATATCGTCAATAATGCCGTTTTTTGGCGTTTTGGCGGCATTTCGCCACTTTTCCGTATAGTTTTACCTCTCGTAGGCGTAAAGTAGCCCTAAAGTCATTAGCATTGTAATCGCCCCATCTATCTTGCGGTATTGTGACACTTTGAGCGGCTTTTTGTTCTCCAGATTGTCGGTATCTATCACGCAATTTTCCAAACAGAAAGCGTTAATAGGGTTGTCGTTAAACTCTATCTTTACCGGGTCACTCCATGCAAGCATCTCAAAACTTTCGACTGGTAGGTTAAAGTTTCCGTAGGTCTGACTAAATGGGGTTAGCACGTTCCTCGCTCCAACTGACTTTAAGATACTCGTTAGCTCCTGTGCCTTGTAAGCATCGTAGCCAATACGGATAATATTAACCAACTTACTGCGCCTTAATATGTCCTCGGTAATCATCGCCGTGTCTATCTTCTGCCCTTTGCAGAAAATAAGATACCCTTTTTCGTTCCAAAGCCTATAAAGCTGCTCGTTGGGATGCCCTTTTAACGCTCCCTCCGGGAAATAATAATCAGTGTGCGTGTAAAACTTCTTATTGCCCGATAGGTACACGGTATAAGATACTGCGCTGAAATCATCATGCACCGACAAATCAAACGCCACGGCACAATCTGGGCGGCCCTGCACCTGATCTATACAGAAATTGCCCAATAATTCTTTTGCCTTTTCGTGGGTAAACCACGTTTTTTCGTCGTTTATCGTGAAAATATTAAGCAATTTCGTGCGAAAAGCCAACATATTTTCGGCTGATAACTGGGCGGTCTGATACTCATTTTCGTAGTAGTCCGGTTGCACCGTGATACCCAAATGTGGCTGCACCTTTGCCCACGTCTTCGGGCTGTCCTCTGCATCGTCCACATCAGGCATGAATATGGATGCAAACATGGTGTCGCTTTCCGCTTCACCTCGTAGTACTGCCATCACTCCGTCAAGTTCGTGGGCAAATGGGCCATCTACCACATCGCTTGCCGTTGTGATAATGATAGTTAGCGGCTCACGCCTTGGCCCCATTGATGTTGTCAATACGTTTTTGAGGTCTGCGCCGTTCTTGCCTGCCGTGTTTCGGGCTTGGGCGTACTCGTCCATTATCACCAATGAGGCAAACAAACCATCTTTGGTTTTGGCGTTGGCGGTCAAACATTGTATGAGGCTATCACGCCCACGGTCTTTGAAAGTAATCTTTTCACGATTAACCCTAAAGTGCTTTTCCTTTGGGTCAATATCAAACATGATGTTTCGTATCTCATCAAAACAGATTTTCGCCTGATCGTAGCTATTTGCGCCCACGTATGCCTGGGCATTGTTATCGCCGAAAAGCATATCATAAACCGCCAAAGCTGCGCACGATGTCGTTTTACTGAACTTTCGGGGCACGAATAGGTAGGCGGTACGTATCAGTCTGCGCCCATCGTCTCGGGCAAAGCCATAGATATTAGCAAACTGGTAGGCCTGCACCGGGGTTAGCTTATAGCGTGTGCGCCCTCGGATGCCGCTAAACCGCAAAGCCTCGTAGAACTTGAAAAAACGCTTTACTCGCTTGGGCTTCCAATCGTACTTATCAAGCATCTGCAAAAAGCGTCTTACTCCCAATATCTCATACAGGTTGTGTGCGTCTGGGTGGTCTATCACTCCAAACACATAATCGCCGATACGCTTATCTGTTTCAATAAGCGCACGGCGGTAACGGTCGGCGTATGTACGGCGCCCCTGCCGCAACTGTTCCGATACCTCGGCTTTCAGTTGTCGAAATCTTTCTTTTTCTTCTTCTGTCATTAGTCGTCGCCCTCCTGCATCGCTGCCATAAAGTCGTTAAAACTATCGTTGTCGCTCTTTCGTTCCTTGCTCTCGGTGTTCATGCCCAAAGCCCTTAACGCTTTCTGTCCC